GACTACCATTACTACCATCTTGTTGATAAAATCTATAGACATTACCTGATAATAAATTGACACTACCAGTTACCGTTCCATTAATGACATATTTATTTGTACTTCCATATCCGTTGAATTGTCCAATGTTTTGAACAGTAACAACATGAGCTAACAATGAACCATCACCAGCAGCAGTACCTATCACGCTTTGTTGTATTGAAGATGAAACAACATTACTTATAGAGCTTGAGGTAGTCATTCCTATTTCAGTGCTACCTGAAAATCTCAATAACATACCATAGTTTTTGTTTTCACCACTGAACCATTTCTTAGCCATACTTGTGACATCCATTTCTATGTCAGGAGACTCACTTGAAAATGATTGTGTTACTTCGTCACCAGCTATGTAAGTACCACCAGCATTCGACCAAGTAACTTCAGCAATATTAGAACCATCGTTTTCTCTGTTTAACCAACTACAACCAATGGTTGTTTTAGGATTATCACCCTCTCTACCAATACCCTCATCCCAAGACTCACTAATTGGATAAGCAGCTATTGTGTATTCTTCACTTAATCCACTAGTTCCAGCAGTTTCATATAACCTTAAATAAAGTTTATAATCACCTGGTACGTTAGATGATGTTAAATAATTTTTTACTTCACTGGTATCAAATTGTACTAAAAGACGAGTTGGAAATTTAAATTGTCTATTATGATAAACTTTTTTTAATTCTAATACTTCGTCTTGACCAACGTTTTTATCTTGAAAAGTTGTGCCGTCAACAAAATCAGAACCACTGTTTATAAACGTATCTTTTGTAGCAAAAAAGTAACGATGCATTATATTACTCTCCCATAAATATCTGTATTTGGATTTCTAAGTTCAAACACAGCAGCAGTTGCTGATGGTCTTACAATATCATCAACAGTAGCAGCATTAAAATCATATTTAAAACCATACCCAGGAGTTCCATTGATAGTATCGATAGTACCGTCACCATTAAAATAAGAAAATTGTCTAGGAGTTATATTATTCTCACCAGCTAATTCTGTGGTGTTTTGAAATAATTTCAATGTCTTGACACCTATGACTCCATCCAATCCTAATATTTCATATTTTAAATCATTTAGATTTATTGACTGTTTAAAATTCATTTTATCGATGCTAAAGAAATCACGAATTATATTCAAAGACCTCACCTTTACCTCAGTAGGATTAAATCTTCTATCAGCATTTATTTCAAAATTTACACCGAAGTTTATTTTATATCCAGAAAAAATAAAATCATTAGTTGCTCTAAACCCAAAATCCAAGGCATCATTAATCATCCTAAATTGTTCTAAGTATATTCTAAGATTATCCAACACTATCATTGGTGTTTGAGTCAATCGTTTATTTTGATCGTATGACAAAGTATATACTTTCAACCCACTTATGTCATTCAATCTATGTACATAACATTTGGCAATATTACCAAATTTTGCAGGCATGTTAAATATTCTTGCTTGATAATCTTCACGAGTTACACATCTTAATTGTGAAGCAAAAAAAGTTTTTGCGTTTTCTTTTATTTCTGTTATGGTTTGACCACTAGTGCCACCTGATGCTGGTTCTTCATTTGTAACGGCTATATTTACACCAGCTGGTGGATTTACAATTTGTGTCAATTCTCCACTCTGAACATTTGATTGTAACCCACCACCAACTCGATATGTTATTGTCATCACAGTGTTTGCTGGAGTTTCACCTAAGTTTAAGGAATTATTTGTAGTCAAATTATTTAGAGCAGCATTTATAACAGAACCAGGAACACCAGATACGTTAATACCTTGTTGTTCAATTACAGAAAATAAACTAGTATCAGAGGAACCAGATACGTTAAATTTATACAAACCGTTTCCAAACTGTAATCTAGTTTTATTTGTTTCTGAATTTACTTTAGTTACAAATTTTTTATTTGTTTTTATATAATCCAATGTGTAAGGCACATCAACCGAATTATTATCATGTTGAAAACCACCGGTATCAGTTGCTAAAGGACCCTCATCATAAGCAGTTGCTCTATCAGGATTTATAGTGTAATGTGTTTCTTTTAATATCCTATCTTGAGCTAAATAATTTACCTCATACCACTTTTGACCAGAACTATCTCGACAGTCTAATACTTCGATAACGTTTCTTTCGTCTAACTCTAATTCTAAAAACTTCTGTGGACTTGTGATATTAAATGTTTTTGTTTTAGTTTCCGCCGAAATTGCCTTAACACTTGCTCTCAATTGATAACCTGTCACTTCTCCATTACTGTCAAATGATGATGGTTGAGTAACAACTGCTGCCCCCAAACTACCAGATAATTGGAAGTCAACTACATCTAGTGTTTCAAATTTAATATTATTATTTACGTTTGACTGTACCTGTAATCCAGCATCTATAGGCGATAGTGGAGCATCACCATAGTTGGGTAATCCATTAACAGTTACACCCACATCAGTGGTTACAGTTAATGTTACTTGAGCTGCTGAAACAGGTGGTGTCTTATATCCTAAAAATTCCGCAAGTCTAACAACATTTTTTCTTTCACTGGCAGTAGTTATAATGCTTTCTTTGTAATTATAATCTATATAATAACTCAACACGTCACCGACATAACTAGATAATTCTATCAACATCATTCCAGTAGAAGTCTCGTTAAAATCTTTGTAAGTATCAGGAAAATATGATTTGGTATATTCTATTAAATCTTTTTTTAAAGAATTAAAATCTTTACTTGTATAATTTATATTAGATGGTATATATTTTTGTTTACTTGAATAAGCCATTTTTTTATCCTATGTCAACTTGAACTGATGATAATCTATTTGATCCATTTTTTACTTTAAATACTAATTTGATTCCAATCCTATTTGAATCCTGTCTACTTAAATCAATTTGTATATCTCTTATATCCACAAAAGGCATCCAAAAACTAAATGCTTCAACTATGTCATTTTCTATTTCAACCACAGTATTCTCTGTTATATTTTCAAATAAAAATCTTCTGAGATTTAAACCAAGGTTTGGTTGCATCAACCTTTCACCACGTTGAGTCAATAAGAAAAGTCTGATATTACTTTTTATAGCATCCTCGGTTGTTTTCGTGCCCTTAAAAAAACCATCACCATCAGGCACAATTGAAGTTGGAAAATCGATTCCAACATTCACTCTTGGATTACGACTTAATATATCATTATTTTCTTTTCTATTTAAAATAGGCATTATATCTTCTTAGGTTTCAATAATTGTACTTTTGATTTCATTACTTGTCCATAAACTTGACCAGCAGCAGCAGGACCTATATTATCTTTCTTCTCACTAATCTGTGCTCTACCAATATGATCTTCGATAGCGACTGGTGTAATACTCATACCACCAGCATAGTTTAATGGTTTTTGAGGACCTGTGGCTGTAATTGTTACTAATTTATTAACCACAGGACCCATACCAAATAAATACTGTTGGTTAAGACCAAACGGTATTTTAGGTAACCAAGGATTCTTTTTATTAATACTAACTGGTGCATCCATATGAGTTATATTAAACTCTTGTTGCATTACCCAACCAGCTATAGCATTTGCCATGTCCTTAGAAAAATCTTTTATTTTTCTTTTATCTGCTCCTTTCATTTCATCCCAAACCTCTTGTGTCATTCTATTTATCTGAGCCTGTTCTATTTCTTTCGCAAGACCTCTGTATCCTCTAGGAAATAAATTTGCTAAAAATGTTGTAATAAGTTGAGTTAACATTTAAACTCCCTTCTTGAACTTCGCCTTTTCATCTACAGCTTTCATCACTGCTGAATAATCTTTGTTAAGAGCATCTGCTAAGTGATCAGGTAGCCCTTGAGTATTATCGGTTACAGAAGTAGTCTCTGCTTCTTTATTAATATTTTTCCATTCACCAGAATCAGCAGTCTCTTTGAGCAAATCATTTAGTATAGAGTCTTTTGTCAAGGGAACATTATTTTTTGACTGAGTGACTGGTTTTTTAATCACGTTATTGCTCTGTGCTACAGAGGGTGTTTCGTTTAGCATCTCATCATTAATCTTACTAACCAGTACTTCTTTTAACTCTTTACGAAGTCCAGCAAGAGAATATTCTATTTCTTCTCTTACTACTTCTCTTATTACTTTCTTAAATATAGATAACTTCATTTTTACTCCTGATTTGGTTCTATAAAATGTTTACTACTTAAAAATGTTGACTTTGGTGTCTCAGCTTCTAAACTTTCTGGCTCACCTGTTGGTGTAAATTCTTCAGTTAAACCAAGACCTTGTTTTAATTGATTTATCGCTGCTGCTAATGGTGTGGTGCCAGAAAAACAAGGTGTTCCAGGTCCTAAACCAGAGGCTGGAGCCGTGTATGCTAATGTTCCTATAAAGTCTATTATTTCAATCAATGCTTTTTGTAATTCAGTTCCCAACACCATTGGTTGTGCTCTTTCTTTAGCTTTGTTTCCTATATAAATATTTTTAGATTCAAGAACTGTATAACCTTTATTTGTTATACTCATGTTTTTACCAGCACCAATGTTAATATGTCTGTTTGATGATAATGTTACATCTTCATCTTGTGAATCAATTATTATTCTATCAGATTCCATAATCAATTGGTTAAATTGCTCTTGTCCTTCTAATCCAGGTTGAACCGTACCGTATTCATAATCAAATTGACCCTCAGTATTACCAGAAGCCATTTCAGGTCCCTTACCTTCATTCTCTCCACTGTCACATGACAATTTGAATGCTGTGGAAGCTGGGAAATTTTCTTTTAGACTACCTAATGATGTCATAGCAATAAGTGAACCATCAGTTAATTTTTCTTGACCACTTTTTCTGTTATTAGATATTTTTATATTTGGAAATTGTGAATTGTGTCCTAATCTTATGGAGTTTCCTTTTCTACCCTCAAGAGTTAAATCAGAGCTTTTATAAAGTTCTTTTGCCCAACCAAAACTTTCTTGATATGATTTGACTGGTTTACCTTTATCAGTTGGGTAATCTAAAGCAGGATTGGATGCTTTAGTTATTTTCTGAAAAATATTTTTACTTAGATTCTGTGATTCTCTTAACTGCTTTGCCATTATCTGAGCTGATAATTCACTTTTCTCTGCTGCTTTTCTTTTCATGGCCTGTGACATTTGTTTCATCACATGATTCACTGTATTTCCAGGATCATTTTTGGTGTTAATAGGACCTTGATAAAAATTGATATTATTAATTTTCATAATTAAGACTTCATCATCTTTTTCTATTGAATCATTGACACCACGATTTAAAGGTTGAGCAAAATCAGGAGTTTGTTTTGGTACATCATCTGTAATTAGGTAGAATTCAATTAGACCTGGAGCAAAAGAAGCATTAGTATTTGTCATCTTTGATTGATCGTTTAAAATGCTGCTTAAATCCTGAGAGCTTGTAAACACACGTTTTACTATACCCCTCTTCCAAACTACTTCAGGATTACTTACATTTTCTCTATCTGTTTCGATAGCTTTTGCGACAGTAAAAATCTGTTTGGTAGCAGAACTAATTCCATACTTATTACTCATTATGAATCTCCATATTTCTTTCTGAGTTCTTGTATACCAATCTCATCGGATTTTTTCTGTAAGTCTGTAGATACATCTTCAAGAGCACCCATCAGTTCTTCTTTTTCTTCATCAGTTAATAATGCTACATCGGATTCTGCTGTCATACTTTTAGCCATAAGTCTTTGATAAAGAGTTGCTAACTTAACCAGATTATCATCATTCTTAATACCCACATCCATCAGTTCTTTTATGATAGGACCTACGACAGCTATATCTTCAATACCTTGTATGTATCCATGTACCTCTTGGATTAAAAGGTCAATTTGGGTCTTTTTAAGCTTGGAATTTTCATATATCTCTTTAGAAAGATCAGAAAAATTCTTACCATCAAATATTTTAAAGTCATTATCCATATAAGTATCCTAACTATAAATATAGGATACGAGGAATATTATATGGAACCAGTTATCGTTAGGTTCTCTATGTGACCTTTTGTTAATATCTCGCGCTGCACTCTAGGGTAAATACGGCGAAATACGTTGGATACTTGAGTTATTTTTGATGTGGGTACATTAGTCATCTCACGAATCATAATATATAGAGCTTTCTTATTGAAGTTATCAATTGAATCTTTGTTATGACATAGATATAATATAGACGATGCTACGTTTCTGTCTTTTTCTTTTGGAAATAATTGTTCTAACTTACTATCTAGAAACTGTAAAGTCTTGTCAAAAACTTCCTTAGATGTAGATGTTTCAATAGCGTCATCTTTTTTACCAAAGTCATTTAGTATTTCAACGTTTTCATGTGATTTCATTTTCTTATAATTAGCATTATTATTTAATATCAAATAATTTTTAGCTACAATAGAAAAATAACTAAATGCTTTAGAACCACGAGTCTCATCAAACTTGTGCATGTTGATAACAAGATTAGATACAACTTCTTCTTGTAAATCTCTAAACCCATAATCAAAGTAACTAAACTTAAATGTATTGATTATGTTCTCTGCTAATTTTAAGAAAGCAGCATGTATTTCTTCAGTGTATATTTTATGTCTGAATTTTATATCAGTGGATCTATTATAAGCTACAATAGCATCGTGTACTGGCGTACCGAAATATATTTTACTCTTTTTCTTTCTCTTCTTCTTTAATTGTGGCATCCTCAACCTCTTCAAATAGTTCATCAAGTATCTTACCGATTTCTTTCAGTTCTTCAAAGAAGAAACCTACTTCATCATCGGATTCAAAAGTCCCCTTTTCATCTATTAGTTTTAGTTGAGAATTTATGTATTCTATTTTATCGTTTATTTTTAATATTAATTCTTCGTATGTGGTGATACGCTTTAGGCTATAATAGACTAACGTAATTGAAAATATTGTAATTGTGGCAAGAACACCACATACGATTTCTATGACCATTTAATTAAGACTCTCCAACAACAGAATGTATTAATGATCTGAACTCATCATCATCAAGAAAATCAACTTGATCGTCTTGAACCAAATTACTGATATTTTTTATATGTTGGAGTTCATCTTCGGTGAGATGTTCATGTTCGATATGAATCTCACCTTCATTCATAATATCGTAGACTTCATCAATTGCTTTGTTTACGTCACTGACATGTTTAGATAATCTATCGAGTTTCTTTTTCATAACGTCACGTTCTTTATCCATCTTGTCAAGACGTTTCATAAAACGTTCTAGTAGTTCTTTTAATTCATCATTGGATACATCCATATTCATAAATATCATCGTCCTAGTAAATGTCCATACCAATGTCTTCTAAATTATCAATCTCTTCCCTACCATCATAATCATAGTAATCACCAGCTGCTGTGATATTCTCTT